ATATGTATGGGGCTTAAAAACATGCATCCTATAAGTGTGAGCAAATGAATACATTCATATACAGCTATCTGAAATTTTTAACCTATTGAAAATACAAAGGTTCACGTCTTGTTCCCACCATTTACAATCCAAACCAGATTAGGCGGATTCTACTTCTTTTATAATATACCTGTGGTTTTTGTATTTTTAATAAAGTAAATGAAAACAAGAATTTATAATCAGAAAATGACGTATTTTATTGTTAACTAAAAACGCTTGTAGACTATTTGTAGACTGTTGAGAAACATGGTTAAATCAAATTTCGCTAAAACAGGTTTAAGACATGAAACTCAACAAATCTACTGTTGATGCTATTCCATTAACTGAAAAAGGTCAAAAAATATATAGAGATGCAGAACTAATCGGTTTTGCAGTTCGGGTAACTAATAAAAGTAAAACTTATATTGTTGAAAGGAGGCATGAAGGTGAACTCTATCGAGTGACAATTGGCAAAACTACCGATATTCCTGCAACAAATGCTCGAGCAAAAGCTCAGATGATTCTGGCGAAAATTTCAAACAATGAATATGAAAAGCCTATCAAATTAAAGAATGTTGCTAATCCTTTAGATATTACAGTGAATGAAGCCCTTCAAATTTATATTGATAGAAATGACTTTAGACCAAAAACAATTAGGCAGTACCGTAAGTACTTTGATTTATATTTGGGGTGGGGCAATAAAAAGCTTTTCCAGATATCTAAGCAAGAAGTATTGGATCGATTTATTGAGGTATCAGAAGTAAGTGAGTCGTCAGCAAATGGTGCTGTATCTCTTTTAGGTACCTTATGGAAGTATATTCATGTTCTTTATTCAACAGATGAGAACCCGATCCTTAAAAGTAATCCAGTTGACATTATTTCCGTAACAAGAGGTTGGAATAAAATAGCAAGTAGGGATAGACATCTCCATAAAGACATCATTCACAAATATTACAATGCGGTGCTTCATTATGAAGATGAGTTGAATCTGGAAAATACTGCTAGGTCAAACACGCATCGGGATATCGTATTGATGTGCATGTATACGGGATGCCGTAAACAGGAGGCATGTTGTCTAAAGTGGGCTGATGTAGATATTAAAAATGGTACCTTAACTTTTAGAGATACCAAAAATGGTTCAGATCATACTTTTCCTATTGGTGATCATCTACACAGTATTTTGCGTGAACGTTGGTTATTAAGAGAAAACGATTGGGTTTTCCCAGCTACTAAGATGCCTACTTCGTGGAATATGCATGCGACTAAGGTAGATACATTATTGAATAGAGTGGGTAAGGAAGTTGACTATTACGTTTCAATGCATGATTTCCGTCGTACATTTGCCACTATATGCAACCTTTTAAGATTTAATATTTATGTGACAAAAAGACTTCTTAATCACACGGCTAAACCAAGAATTGATGTGACAGGTGGTTATGTTCAAATTCCAGATGAGGAATTAAGAGCTTCGATGAACATGATTGAAGCGGTGTATCAAGGTAAGATAGATTGCTTTAATTACCAATCTGTTTGGGCAGAAAGATTAAAAGAAATAAAGGCGGTCTAAACCGCCTTTAATCAAATAACTAATTTAAGTTTAGAAGGATTTTGTGGCTGTAAATCTAATTGCGTAATTTTATTTAATAGATCTAAAGATATATTTAATTCATTAGCTATATCAATTGCTGAAATTCCTTTTTTACTTAAAGCTTTGAAACATGTATTTAGTAAAGTTGGAACTTCTTTAGGTATTTCATGATCTTCTGATTCTAAAATAGCCTCACCAGTACGCTTCAAATGAATAAAGCCACTACGATAACTTGTTTCATTTAAAAGATCTAAAGATTTAGCTCTATAGAGCAAAGCTGCCTTACTTATTTTCCAATTTGTTTTCATCTCACTTAATTTATTCCAATTAAATCTACCATTAAAGCAATTACGGAAATGAGAAATCATCATTTCTTGTGGAATAAGTAAAGCACTAGCAAATCGATGCGCTTGCGACTCAGTGAGAGTGTCACCTGTAACACAACCATCATGTAGTACAAGATGTCCTAATTCATGAGCTAAATTAAAACGCTGGCGACAAGTACTACTAATTTCGTTATTAACAAAGATTGGTCTTTTAGATGCAATAGAAAGAGCATCGACTTCGCTTGAAACACTTGGAAAAGTAGTTACAAAAATTCCAAGCATTTCAGTTAATTGAGTCATATCGCTAATAGGTCCCAACCCTAAATTAAAATATTTTCTAAATTGAAGCGCAGCATTTTCAATATCTTGAAAATTCTTTACAGATTCAACAGAAGGTATTGAATACTTAGGGAGCCTTAAATTTGCCTCTATAAATTCTACTAACCTTTTTAAATATTCACCCTGAGCGATCACTGATTGCTTTGTAAAAATTTTGGCAGTTTTGTTGCTTCGAAAATTGATTTGTTCTTCTTGTAAAATCGGATGAGAACTGTAAAAAATATCCGTTTTTACATTGAAGAAGTTGCTAAGTACATCAATTAAATCAGGTGTAGGAACAACTTGGTTCATTTCAATTTTATGCAAGAATTGGCGTGACTTACCAACATGAATTGATAAGTCCTCTAAAGACAAATGATTAAATTGACGTAAGAGCCGCAATTCTAGACCATTAAAATAAGTATTCATTTTCTCATCAACTTTTGCCTATTTGCTGTTGAAGGTTTACTTGATTCCGCTTGCATCATCTAAATCATCATCAGCTAATAGATCATCAATATTATAGCGTTTCAATTCTGCTGGTTCTGGCAATATAGCCGCTGGATCAAAAATAAATCTAGAAGTCTTATTAGATGTCCAAGCTGTAATCGGCTGTAATTTCTGGTTAAAACCAACAAAAGCGATAAATGTTTCTTCGTCATCAGTTTTAGCTGGAACCAAAATGAATCGCCAAAAAACAGGAACTTTTGAATCAGATTCAAATAATTCTAGATTGTAACTTTGCTTAAAAAAGTTTGGTCTTTTCGGTTTTAAATGATCAGATTCTTTAAAAAAACGGATACCAGGTGTGTTTCCAATTTTAAAGGTGAATTTATTTGAAGAATCTTCTAAATATGTTGGAGATGGGGCATTGCCACTACGAATTTCACGAGCAAACCTATTACGGCATCTTCCAAAAATTGCACAACTGATAGTGTAATTATCATCATCTTTTCTACTAAGATCTTGAGTAGTTTGTGAAAAAACTTCTAGCATATGGTTAGCAAAAAAGCTTAATGTTTCATCATTCAGTGATGCATCATAATAGCTTGGAGGGGGATTCTTCGATAAATCCATAATTAAGTCCTAAAGAGATTTGGGTAATCAAAATTTATTGCAAATTTTGAAAAGTGTCAACTAAAACTTTTTGCAATTTTAATTATTTGTCACCCAATATTTATCATGGAAACTACAATTATTTCTTAACTGAATCCTTATACAGTTGCAAGTTGCGCTGTATTAAGCACAGTCCTGCTTTGCTCATACTTTAAAACGTCTTTCTTTTTATATGAAACACGTCTTCCAATTTTCGAGAAAGGCAGAGATGATTGATCACAACGCATTCTAGCTAATGTCCAAGGCGAGCAATCTAAATAAAGGGCCACAACTTCTTGAGGAAACTTCTGTTCTTCATTAGCCATTATGAAGCGATCCAAATATTCTTGTTGCTCTGCATCAGATAGATTTCTCAGATCTTTTAACATTTACTCCTCCTTACTTTCCGCTTTAGGGTTTGCCCACCAAAGAACAGGGCCATTTTCTGAATCAAATGCTGCTATTAGAAATAAGCCTTCTTGTGGTGGCTGCGGCTTCCAGTTGGACCAATCACTAAGATTATCTTCTGGAATCTCTTCAATATCCCAATAGTCAAGGTTTTCGATTTTTATAGAAACACCAAGGTTCTTTTGCAGTTGTGCCCATTGTTCTTTTGTATAAAACTCAGCATGCTCTCCAATTGTGTCATGTAGCTCTATATCAGGATGGAACCAGCAGCTATTTAAATCATCCGGTACTTGTGTTGGTTGTATTTGATATTTCATTCCTCAGCTCCATATCCGTAAAATTGTTTTGCCTCATCAAAGCTTTTGGTTACAAGGGGAGCAGAACCTTTCTTGTAGCAAATTACAATTTCATCAAATTTAAAAACACGTTCAGCTGTCTTCAAATCAAAGCATTGATACATTGCTTGGGTGAACCAGCTTTCTACATAAAATAGATTTTTAATATGATCCAAAGATGGAGAAGGAAGAAAATCTAACATCAGTGTAATAACAGTGATGGATCCAAATATAGATTTACCGCTTTCAAAAAAGAGCATTTCTCAGAACATATATTTTGTGTCTGTTTTAGAAAAGATAGGTCTCAAAAATCCTTACTCATTTAAGCCTAGAAGTGTAATTGTAAAGCAAGAAGGTGCATTGCTTAAAATTGGACTTGAATATACAGCTCAAAATTCTTATGGAGCTGATGTGGTTGGATTTGGAAATAAAGTTTTATTTCTAGGTAGCGATGGCCAATATCATTCAGATCCAGAAAAGTAATTTATACATTTTAAAAAGAACCCGCGAAAGCGGGTTTTTTATTGCCTAGAGGAAAGTAAAGATGGCACAAGAATCGCGGTTGGTTGTTGTTATTGATTCGCAAAATGCTGTACGCAATGCTAAGGCTTTAGCTGATGAAATGTCTAAAATTACCGAAAAAGGTGATTCAGCTACACGTACTTCCAAAGAACTGGGCAATCAAATCAACGTCACAAATAATATTGTTCAAAAATTTAATACCACGGTTAACAATTCTTCGTCTGTGGTAGGTAAAACTGGTGAAGCCACTAAACAAGCATCGCAGCAAGTCCAAAAATATGGACAAGAAATAAGAACGACAACACAAGAATTAGACAAGCAAGAAAAGTCTGCTCGTTCTTACAGTACAGCTATAAAGTCCTTAGCAGGATATATGGCTGGTTTATTAACGATTAATGCTGCAATTAATAATATGGATACTTATACGGGTCTTCAGAACCGTCTAAAGCTCGTTACTAATAATCAGGCTGAATTGAATAAAGCAACTGAAGATACATTCCAGATCGCACAAAAGACCTATTCAGCTTGGGATTCTGTTCTACAGGTCTACCAGCGTTTTAGTGATAATGCCAAAACTTTAAACCTCACAATGGATGATACGGCCCGACTAACTGAAACGGTCTCAAAAGCCGTGGCAATTAGTGGAGCGAGCGCAGAAGCTGCTGATGCCGCTTTAGTCCAATTCGGGCAAGCTTTAGCAAGCGGCACATTACGTGGTGAAGAACTTAACTCTGTAATGGAGCAAACACCAGCACTAGCAAAAGCTATAGCACAAGGCATGGGCATCACCGTTGGTCAGCTACGATCAGTAGCCGCAGAAGGTAAAATTACTTCAAAAGAAATCGTTAAAGCGCTTAAAAATGCTCAAGACGATGTGGATGCACTTTTCGCTAAAACTGATATCACAATTGGTCAATCACTCACACTTTTAAATAACGAAATCATTAAATTTGTTGGTGAGGCTGGTAAAGGTAGTGGTGCAGCGCAGGTATTAGCTGGATCCGTTCAAACTCTTGCAAGTAATTTAGATTTAATTGCTGATGGGGCTTTAATAGTTGGTATTGGATATATCACTCGTGCAATTTTGATGAAGAGCGCTGCTATTAAAGAGGGAATGGCTTCAACTTTAGCGAGCCGCCAAGCATCTGTGTTAAATGCTCAAGCAGAATATGCTGAAGCTACCGCTGCTTTGAATGCAGCAAAAGCTCATCTCGCGAATGTGCGAGCAACAAATGCAGAAACCCAAGCTAAATTTGGTGCAACTGCGGCAGCAACTCGATATGCACAGGCACAGGCAGCAGTAACTACTGCTACAAACGCACAAACTGCTGCACAAACTAGGCTCTCAGCAGCTTCTTCTTTAGTTGGTAGTATTGGTAGTCGAGCATTAGGACTTATCGGCGGACCAATTGGAGCAATTACCCTAGGAGTATCCGCTCTAGCAGCAACATATACTTATTTTAAAGGTAAGGCAGAAGAAGCGAATAGAACACTTGCTGAACAAGCCGAAGTGGCTAACCGTACAGCTGAAGAATTAAAAGGCTTAAAAGGTGAGGCAAAAACTAAAGCTATTAATGACTTAACAACGGCCTTTAAAGCTCAAAATGAGGAGTTGAAAAAAACAGAAATGGCTGTTGGTTCAGCTTTAATTGATATTCAAAACTTCGGTAAAGGTAATGTTGAACTTACAAGGATTTCTAATGAAGCTCGATTGGGCACAATTAGCTACAAGGAGGCTATGGAGCAACTTGCTAAACAGAAGTTACCCCCAAGCCTAAGAGATGCATTAAAGGAGCAAATCGACAAATATAATGAAGCTTATGAAAAGGCTGATAAGACCAAAACAGCCATTAAATTGTTTGGTATTGAAGTTACCTTAACGGGTAATAAAGCCCAAAATGCAGCAATTGAGCAACAGAAGCATGCTGATGCTATCAAGAATACAAAACAGGCTGCAGACGAGGCTCAAAAGTCCTTGCAGAAAATGTATGCAGATAAATTGTGGGATACGCAATTTGTCGAGATAGTAATGAAAAAGGGTTTTTCTGAGTCTCAGGCTAATGATTTACTGAAGCTTTATAAAGATTCATTAGCTAAGGGTCTTAAGGCAGCTGACCGAGAGGCTATGAAAGCTTTAACGGATACTTGGAAAGCAGAAGAATCAATCAAAGCCATCACGGATGCTAGAACTGAGTCAATACGTGAGCAAAACAAGGAGCTTAAAAATCAGCAAAAAGTACTAAATGTAAATGCGAAAGTCCTAGCAAATGCTTCAAAATTCGGCTTTGCAGATCTGGAGTCTAAATACAAACTTCCATCAGGAACATTATCCGCGATTCATATGATCGAATCTCGAGGTAATGCAAATGCCTATAACAAAGAAACCGGAGCCACTGGTGGATTTCAGTTTCTCGAAGGTACTGCCAAGCAATATGGCGTAAAAGACCGCACTGATTTAGCACAATCTGCTGAAGGTGCGGCTAAGTACATGTCTTATCTTTTGAAGCTTTTTAAAGGTGATTTAGAAAAGGCTGTACGTGCATATCATGCAGGTGAAGGCAATGTAATGAAGGGTAAAGGTATTGGTAAAAATAATAATCAATACTGGAAAGACTATCAAAGTTACATGGCTGGTATTAATGGCTATTCTGCTGGTGATATCTCATCAAAAGACTTTGATAAGCTTATTCAAGATACCACTAAAATGGCCGAGGAGCAGGCAAAACTTCGTCTTCAATTAGAGAATGAGGTTGCTAATCAAGTAACAAAGATTAGGAATGATTTAGCGAAAAAACTTGAGGAAGTTGATAAAGCTAACTTTAGCCCAGAACGCAAAGCCGAAATTAAAGCAGAACTTCAAGCACGTGCAGATAATGATATTGCTATTGCTGAGCAGGCAACGAAAACTAAGCTTGATTCATTACGAGACTACACAAAGACGGAAGAGCAAATATTAAAAGATAGCTATGCTAAGCGTCAGTTTGAGGCCGAGCATGACCTAGATTTAACGAACGATCAGCGTAAAGAGGCTGTTGATCTTTTAGCTCAACAATTAAAGCAAGAACTTGGGTTAATGCAATTAGCTCAGGAACAGCGTTTATTTCAGGCACGTTTATCATTGCTTTCTGAAACGCAAGCCATGCAGGAACGTTACAGACTCGAACGGGAGGAAATTCTTAAGAATACCAAGCTTTCTATAGAAGAGCGGCAAAAGCTAATCGCATTGTCTAAAGCCAGTCAGGATAAAGAGACTCGTGATAAGGTGAATAATGCTGTTCAAAATTGGGGTAATATCCAAGCCGATATGAATGGTACCGGAGAATTTTTCAGACAGGATCAGGAGCGTTTTAGTCGTTTAAATGCTGCAAATGATTTAGCAGATAGTCAGTTTGCTGCTACTGATCTGAATGAGCAAAACTCTTTAGATGGTCTTGATGCTCAAATGGAAGCAGGACTCATTAAGCAACAAGATTACGAAAATCAGAAAACAGCTATTATTCAGGCTGCTCAAGATCAGCGTAATCAGATTGCTGCCGAATATGCAAAGAATGCTCAGGATATTGAAGATAAGTACCACCAAGATCGATTGAATGCTCAAATTGCCCTTGGTGGCCAAATGATGGACTCTCTTACATCTATGTTTGGTTCAATGTTTGGAGAGCAATCTAAAGCTTACAAAATCATGTTCGCTGCTGATAAAGCTTATGCGATTGCAGCAGCTGGTATTGCGATTCAGCAAAGTATTGCAAAGGCGGCTAGTGTTGGTTTTCCAGCAAATATCCCATTAATTGCAAGTGCTATTGCTCAAGGTGCAAGCATCATTGCAAACATCCGGGCAATCAAAGATCAAGGTTTTGCAGATGGTGGCTACACTGGATCAGGTGGGAAATATCAGCCTGCTGGTATTGTCCATAAAGGAGAGGTGGTCTGGTCCCAAGAAGATATTAAACGCTGGGGCGGTGTTGGATTAGTTGAAAATATGCGTAAGAGTGCAAACCCTGAAGCCTTTCTCAATAACAATGCCTCTTCTGATAATGTCATGCGCCGTGCAATGATGAGCTCTAATGCCTTTATAGAAAACCAAAAGCAATCTGATATCTTTAATCAACCGGTTCAAGATACTCAGATTATCTATAAGGGTAATAGAGACACACCTAAGTTAGCTTCTTCGGCAAATTCTGACCTATTCCATGATGGTAAAGTCTATTTTTCTTCAAATGGCTTGGTTCAGGATCGCTCAAATCTGGATGATGTTCAGGACTTTACTTTAGGACGTACTTCACGCCCTCAAGCTGAGATTATGCCTTCAATTGAGCCAGCTTCACCGACAATCAATTTCAAAATTGAAGTGATTAATCAGGTGAGTGGGGCGACAGTTGAAGCCGAACAACTGGATGAGCAAACAGTCCGGATCATTGTTAAAGATGAACTGGATAAGCAGCTTCCAAGAACGGTACCGAAGCTTGTAAGTGATCAAATCGCAAATCCAAACTCAACCATTAGTCGGTCTTTGACTGAGAATACGACAGCAAGAAGAAATCGCTCTTAATGATTTGAACCCTTTTTAGGAGGGTTCATTTTCATAATATTTAAATTTCAAGGTGATAGAGTCTGTTGGCATTTAAATTGATGGTTAAGACATGAAAAAAATAATTGTAATTTCTACAACACTTTTAGGCCTTACGGGATGTGCCATTCCTGCGGTAAATAATCTCGTAAGATCTACAAATATGTATCAAGATGAAATAGCAGGTGATACAGCGAATTTAAGGGTTTATAGAAGTAATGTACCCATGGTGCAGTTCTATATTACTTATCAAAATAATGAGGGTGAAAAAATTTCAAAAAACCTAATAACTAAGCAGATTTCAAATAATTTAACAAAGTATGGCTCTATGCATGAGCCCAAAAAATTAAATATGCCTAAACCCACAATCAGTTTAAATAATGGTGAAGAGTTTTTTGAGTTTAAAGTACCCGCAAATAAGAAGTTAACTTTCAGGCTTACTTCTGTTATTGGCTCAACTACTATGTATAGTTGTGATGTAAAAATGGACTATCAGTTGGAAAGAAATGGAAATTATGAATTGATCCGTTTTAAACAGATCAAAGATTTTGTGAATCCAGCTTTACTGACTGAACCATCTCAAGATGAAGCCTACTGCAAGTTTGTAGTAAAAGAGATTTTTGAAGATGGTAAAGAAACTATTATTAAATCGATTTCTTAATGTTAAATCGTTTTTGTAATTAATTTAAATATCTAAACCTTATTTCATCAAACCACCCTTCGAGGTGGTTTTTTATTACCTGAAGGAAAGTTATGTACAAGTTAAAGCTAAATCCTCAGACCAGCGGCTATGGCGTAACACCAGGTGATGATGTAAAGCGTCAGCAGATGGATGGTGGGCGTGGTCGCTATTACATCGATGTGAAGCGTAATAGCCATATTGTTGATGTGAACTGGAATTTAAGTAAAACCGATTTCAATAAAATGATGGCGTTCTGGCGGATCTACCAGAATAAGCCGGCTTCATTTTATGCGGATCTGGTGATTGATCAGGGAGCACGGCAGCAATATCTATGCAATTTCATTCCAAACTCTTTCAAGACCAATGAAGTCAACGGCAACCTTTACCGGGTAAATGCGCAGCTCGAGGTTGTTCAAAACCAGCCTAACCTTACTGCCGATATCGCTTTGATTAAGGATTGGGAGGTCTGATGGATAACGAATATGCCAAATTCTTTTTCAATCGAAAAGTTGATGTTTATCAACTGGAATGTATTGAGCTATCACATCCTTCTTTTATGAATACTTACCGGGTAGTCCGTAATGATGATCGCGGGGTGTATGTACAACATAAGGAAGGATCCGGTCAGGTCTATTATGAGTTCCTGCCAGTCTCTATCCAAAGATCCGGAATGCTTGGTGATCTGGACCAGACATTAACCGTTTCTATTTCTGGTCTAGGTGATGTTATGCCTGATGAGTTTGAACGGGTAATCGAAGGGCAATATCCCGATGTAAAGCCAACAGTAAATTACCGGATTTACAGTTCAGACAATCTGAATTCTCCAATGTTTTATTTACTCGGACTGCAACTCTCCAGTGTTGCCATGAACCATAAAGCTGTGACATTCAAAGCTGAATCACCACGATTAAATACCACTAAAACCGGAGATATCTTTGCACTGGATCGCTTTAGTGGCTTGAAGGGGGCTATATGAAAAGTCACGATCATTTGCTCGATAGGCAATATGACGATGAACACTACAATTGTGTTCACTTTGTTCATGAAGCTGCAATGGACCTATACGGTATAGATCGGGCGGAAGCGCTTGAACTCTTTATGCAGCCTAAGGGCAAAATTACTTTTTTATCTTCACGGTTAAAACTTTTAAATCCGCTGCCCATGCCTAAGGAAGGCTGCATAGTCACCTTCCATCCTAGACAAAGAAATAAGCCCCCGCATGTGGGGCTTTTTCGTGGGCAAAAGATTCTTCACCTCATGGAAAGCGGAGTCACTTATTTGCCTGAAGAGGTCGTGATGGGAATGGGGTTTAATCGGGTCAGTTATTATGATTAAAGTTATTTATAAAAAAGATGCTTTGTCTGAAGAAAAGACAATTGAACAGGCTCAAACGATTGGGCAATGGCTCACTTCAAGATATAAACATATGCCTGAACATGTCCGTATTTTTCATACTACAAGCAATATGGATCATGCCGAAATTTCATTTGCGAATGAAGTCACACCGAAGAATGCATATGACTTAAAGCAGCTTGATTTCTTACCGGGCACTTTTATCGTAGTTGAGAACCCTAAATGGGTCGCGGCTATTGTTTCGATTGTGATTAGCATTGCGATCGCATTTTTAATGCCGACGCCATCAATAGCACAAACGACTCAAAATACTAACCAGTCTTCTTCAGCAAACAATGAACTTTCTAACCGGGAAAACAAGATCCGGGTGAATGGTCGTATTGCTGATAACTATGGAGCTGGGTGGAATACTCCCGACCTAATCGCAGTACCTTACAAGGTATATGAAAACAACGTTGAAGTTGAGCATGTAGTGGGCTGTATTGGGCGTGGACACTATAAAATCAATGGAGCTTATGACGGTGAAACCAATATTGTCGATATTGCCGGTGCATCGGTAGAAGTCTATCAACCGGGTGTCGATATTGTCTCGGGTGAGCCATATTTTTCGCTTGGTACCGAAATTACAACTCCACCCTTAACGGTTCAGCATCAAACTTCTGTTAATGGCCAAGTTCTCCGTCCAGCAGATACACAGTCTTTAGAAGGTACGAACTATCTTCATTTTGCATATCCAAACGAGATCCTTCGGGCATCTGCAAACAATACGGATTTAACCACTAAGTTTGTAAGTAATGACCGCGTAGAAATCACCAATGCCTCATTCACGTTTAACGACCAGACTTATGATTTAAACGGCACTTACAGCGTTCTATCGGTAGCTGATGATCGAATGACGTTATCAAATCCGGCGGCCGTTAATGCTAACTGGTTAAAGCTTAAAGAGTTAAATAACCAACAAACTGCAGCTTTGTCACCAAAGATCAGTTCAATAGGTGAAAAATGGATTGGTCCATTCATTCTGGACAATGTTGAACGTAGCCGGGTGCTGTGTAATTTTGTGGCCACCAATGGACTTTATACCGTTTCTTCAGGTGGGAATCAGGCCGCTGTTAACGTCACGATTGAAGTTGAAGTAACACCGGTAAATGAATCTGGTGCAGCGATTGGTAATCCGATGCTGAAGCAGATCATTTTGAAAGGTTCGGCAAAGTCACGTCAGACCGTTGGCGCAACACTTGATATGGTCACGTTTCAGGGGCGTTGTAGTGTCCGTGCACGCCGTTTAACTCCGACTCCGGCAGTTACAACAGTTGTTGATGAAGTAAAGTGGCAGGCGCTTTACGGTGCTTATCCTTTGCAAAGCACAGTGTATGAGCATGAAACGGTTTTTCGTGCGCGTACTTATGCAACCACTGGAGCTTTATCTGTTAAGTCCCGCAAGATCAATTTTGATCTCCAGCGAATGTTGCCGACTTATAAAAACGGGGCAATGACAACAGAGCTATATCCAACGTCTAGCTTTGCTGATGCTTTGGTATCTATGGCACTCGATGACAAGATTGGCCGCCGTTCGATCGATGAGATTGATCTGGAAAACATCTATCGCACATATAACGATGTAGTTGATTATTTTGGTACACCACTAGCGGCAGAGTTCTGTACCACAATTGATGATACAAACTTGTCTTTTGAAGAGCTCGTTACCAATCTTTGTGATGCAGTGTTTTGTACAGCATATCGTCAAAATAATAAGCTCAAGCTTTATTTTGAACGGCCAACTGATAACTCGGTAATGCTGTTTAACTTCAGGAATATCATTCCGGATAGTTACAAGCATGACCTTACCTTTGGCGTGATGGATGACTACGATGGACTGATCTATGAATACACGGATCCGACCGACGATAGTCGTATCAATATCTACTTGCCGGACAAAGGAGCAAAGAACCCGAAAGAAGTAAAGTCTGTTGGTGTGCGGAACAAGTGGCAAGCTCATTTTAATGCGTACCGGCTCTGGAATAAGCTTCGCTTCCAGCGTAAATCCATTACCTTTGATGCAGCACCTGAATCAGAATTACTGGTTTTACGTGACCGGATCGCTGTAGCTGATTATCGCAATGGTATTCATCAAAGCGGGGAAGTGGTACAGCAAGAGGGTTTAATCCTCACCTTAAGCCATGATGTAGATTTCATTGCAGGCAAGAGCTATGTGATTTATTTGCAAATGGGGGATGGTACCGTGGACCTGATTCCCGTTACGCCGGGCTCAGCCAAAAATAAGGTGATTTTAGGGCGTTTACCGAACGGGGCCTTAAAGCTTAGTCCCGATGACTTTGTGAATACTATCTACACCGTAGTTAATGACGATACCAAAGGCTCATTGCCTTATCTGGTAGCGAAAAGAGAACCGGCTGACCAGTTCTCTAATACCATTACTGCAATTAATTACGATGAGCGCTATTACCTCAACGATAAAGACTTTATTGACGTGCCGGTTGATGATTCTCCAATTTACATTCGATATGACCAGCTTGATATTAATCTCGCACGTTTATATCAAATGCAAAGAGGTGATTTACCAACGACTGGAGAAATTAGCTTTGTAGTTGAAGCTGGTGCGCTGGTTTCAAGCTCAAGTTCTTATCGACCTGAAACAAGGATGGTTTATAAGTTTGATTATAATAATAGTCCTGCAAAACGAGAGTATATCGTTCCTGCTGCAACTGAATTACCAGCGATAGATACAGGGGAGTTCCCACCTGATCTGGTGGTGAATCTAACGATTAAAGGTTCAGTTGTTGGTCGTGGTGGAGATGGCGGGTTGCCACATCTAGCTTACGGAGATTGGGAAAAAGATTCAGACTTCAATTTTACCAAAACCCGGCGTGATGGTTTTCAGGGAGCACCAGGTTTATTG